TAGCTAACGTAGTATCAAATCTTATAACTGGTACTTGACCTGCACTAGCAGGGTCTGTTGTTAAAGTATAAGCGTTGGGGTTACCATATATTCCTGGCACAGTAGTCGCTACAGTACATCTGCTTTCCACAGTTCCATCAATATCTGCTGCTAAAACTGGTGTTGCTCCAAGTATAAAGCTTATTGCTATTAATAATTTTTTCATTTGTATTGCTCCTCAACCATTTGGTTCATTAATTTATCTTGCCCTAAACTTCTTAAGGCTCTTCTATTATCCACTATATCTTTGTCTTGTAAAACAACACTATCCCGGTATATCTTACCCGGAATCTGTGCAACATAGTAAGTGTTAATATTGGTCGCTTGGTTTATAACTTGTAGTAATGCAGCTTGTGATACTTCATTTGCAATAGTAAGTGCATTCTCTGTAGTAGCTAAAAGAGACTCCATATTTTCTTTGTCCTTCTCTTCTTCATCTTCATCTTTAGCCTCTTCTTCCTCTTCTAATAACTCCTTATCAGTTTCTGTTTGCGCGAGCTGGACTGACTCATCTTGCAACGCGTCATAATCTGGTATGTCAGGTACTGGAGGTGGTTTAGGCTTTACGTACCCAGGACAGTTAGGGTCACTCTGTGGATCAAAGCAAGGGTCAAATCTATATATGTATCTTACATCTGCACCTTCTATACTACCTGTGCCTTCTTGTTTAAGTCTACCATCACCAAAAACTGCAATAGGTAAATAAGGCAATGCAATAGTTCTTCTTACCTCAATACCACCTTCACGCTGTGACCAATCTTGTTTATCTTGAAATACATAACCACCACCTACTTTATCGTTTTCTAAAGTAACAATGTAGTCATCTTCTTTGTTTTTAATGGGTGTGTATTTGTAAGTAACTCCTGATATATCCATGCCACCAATACCATTAGCACCTAGATACGTAGGTGTCATTGTCCACTCTAAGCCACTAATTGCTACGTTAGGTGTGTAGCCAAATGTGTAGCTAAAAGAAGATAAAGGCAGCAGCAGCAGTACCCATAATGCTGAGAACCTTATCACGCTTTTCTTGTGCAGTAATTTCATCTTCATCCTCTGGCATAGGTATTAGGTCAGTCCTAACTTGCCATGCAGCTTTGGCTTCATTGCCTATCAAACCATCTATCGGGCATGGAGTCCCGGCGTCCATCATCGCTTGCCACACGTCTTTGTCTTGGCACATTATTGATACTGCGGCTACTTTCATCCCCATATCGTACAATCTACCGGCTTTTTTTAATCTAAGGCAGTTCTCCTCGGTGTATGTAGCACCTAGGCTTAAAGAGAGAATTTGGGTGCCTAAAGCACCACTAGAAGATATAGTACATAAATCTGAATTATTACCACCTACATTAGGAGATATGGCAGAAGGGGGTGGAGAGTTAACTGTAGTCTCATTTGTACCGGTTGTAGTAACTGTAGAAGTCGTATTCTGTGTGATTGAGCTTTCGTCTACGGCTTGTACTACTGTGGGTATAACTAAAATGAGCCAGAAAGCAATAACTAAAAAACCTGCTATAGTATTGTTCCTGGCTCGAGGTGTCATCTAATACCTATTTCTTTAGGTCGTTTTTTATGTCATCATCTAACAAACGCCATATTAACGCTGCAGCAATTATTCCTACCAAGCCAGCGTCTCCTAGCTGACCTACAAGGCCGATGATAGTACCAATGACGTTACCGCCACCTAAAAAAGGTACCTCACTAAATACAACCTGCAAAACGATTGCTAAACTAATTAGTTTAATACCTACGTTTATAGCAGCGTCAGCGCCACTCATTATTTTATTTAACATATACTTCTCCTATAGTTGAGAAAAGCACGACTCATAGGCTACTTGCCCTTCGCGAGCTGTGCTCCAAAGTAGAATTCGATAATCATTGTTGCCCATTTGAAAATCTCGTCAAATTTCAACATCCCTTCTACCGTGACGTATTCTACCACATCAGGTGTAAATTGCAATCCGAGGAAGCTAAAGCCCTCAACCACTGTAGGAACAACGGTTGGGACGTTAAAGAAGACTGGAGCGACTTGCGTAAAGATGATTAAACCAAGGATTACCATAATGATAAATCTTCGGTTCCACGCAGCCATAGGACTTTCTTTATCAGCCCTATCTCTAGCCATGTTAAGAGACTCATTGCGAGCCTGCATTGACTGTATCATAAGCTTCTGCTGCTCTTGTGCTGCTTGACTTTTTAATGCAAGTAGCTTGGCAAAGAAGCCTAAGAATATCGGTAACATACCAGTAATCAAACTAATCATTTGTTACTCCTAGTATAAAAAGTTAGGACACGTCTTTAGTCAGTTGGAAGCACTAAATATAGTTCTGAAAAATAAATGCCCTAACGTTTTATATTGCTATTTTTAAAAAATCTACTAACCCTATTTGCGACAGTAAGAAAAACCCTACTGCTCCAAACACACTGTATTTTATCTGAATAGCCGATTGCTCTATTCTAGTCATACGCTTCTCGATACTTTTTATATCTGAAAACACCCTTGCTACTTGGTTCTCCACCCTATTTAATCTCTTTTCCATTCTTATCCTTTTTAGCACTCGAATCAAAAGGTGACATAGGCGGCTTTGGCGTATGCCTTTCTTCTGTCTCTATTATATATTCATTTTCAGTTTCTTTGAAAACTTTTGCTAATCGCTCTAAACCTTCTTGCTTATCCCACCAAGTGTTCATTATTTACCTGTTATCCATTTAACTTTTGTGTATTGTCTTGAATCTCAAAATTACAAGAATGCTCTATCTCTGCGTTTATTTTTTCGACAGAGTCGCCAGTTATCCTAGATGTATAGTGTAATAACGCTACATACATATAAGGTATTTTCTGTGCTTCTATGTCTTGTGCTTCTTCTTCTGTCATGATTTATAGAAATTGTACGCTAAACTGATGCGTTGTTCATCAATATTGTGTTGTTGTACCATATGTTCAATATAACTTCTAAAAATAATTACGCTACCTTCAACTGGAGTAATATGTGCAATCTGTGTGTTGTCAAATGTTGCTTCAGTTACTTGTGGCGATAACATATCCTGGTAAGGATTTTTGAAATAAAATCTTGCAGAATCAAGTGGTGCTTTTAGGTAGTAGACTGCACTAATAATACTATTTGCGTGCGTATGGAATTCTTGACTGTCACCTTTGTTGTATATGTTTAGCCATCCATCTGTAGGGTTTTTTTGTATTTTAGATGAATCTAGTTTAGTGTCGTTACAGTATTCATGCACTGCTTCAGATACGAATTTATTTATACTTTTAAAACTTTTATCTGTACATACGCTGTGAGTTGAATGCGTATTGTACGTTCTGAATAACCAATTGTTGCCACCACTAGGTACTTGATTTTGGATTGTGTTGCATTTTTTAATTAATGTATCAGCCACGTCATGATGGTTTGGGTTTGTCTTAGCCCCTATTACACTAGCAAAAAATCTGTCGTAACCAATCATTATGAAAAATAGTTTAAGTTTAAAACATATCTAAATGGTTTGTCAGTATGTGTAGTTCCAGTGTGTTGTAATGAGTTAGGAAATATAACTACTGAGTTAGCTTCACATTCTATTTCTTTTACTTTGTTGTTTTCTTTTATCAATGTTTTACCATCTGTGTCATTAAGATAATAAATAGCTGTTGTTAAATTAGCGTGTGGCTGTTTTTTCTCGTTGCCGATATCTATGTGATAACCACCTAGTATACGGTTTTCATTTTGTTGGATGTTACAATTTAGTCTTAATCTATGGAATGCTACTATTTGTAATTCTCTAAACAGTGGTTTAAATACATCAAACAAAGTAGACGTGACATTGTGATCTAAGTAAATAGTGTGTGAAAACTGATAATCTTTTGTATTGCTATCTAGCACTTGACCTTTGTACCAACAAACGTCATCAGCCTGCACAACAGACAATATATTTTTGTGTGTTGACTCTGTTAAGAAATTTTTTATAACCTTAATCGTCATTGGTAGTTACTTTAACAGCAATAGTAAATCTATGTTTGTTTCTAAACGTCGTTGCTTTGTGTACTAAATTTGCATCAAAACCAACTAACCTGTTTGGGATAGGTAGTATGCCTTTAATCTCATTGTCAACTATTATTTGTGTTTCACCACCATCGTCTAGTTGCCAACTATCGTTTATGTAATACAAAAATGTAATACCTTTTTTACCATCAGTATGAAAATAAGGTTTTTCTGACGGTGCGAAGCAATTAACATACATTCTGTTAATACTTACATTTTGTAAATTAGTAAAAACTTCTTGTATCCTTTTCTTAAATAATTTGTAGATACGTTCAGTTTTGTTTATTTCGTGAACCATGCCTGTTGGTGGTGTTGTATCTGTGTCTGTTTCTCCATATGTGTAAGAAGATGTAAGGCAGTATTTGTAGACATATTCTGCATCTTTTGTTTCTAAAAACTTGTCTACAACTTTCATATTAGCTTTATCCTCATATGACTGTCTGCTGTAGGCACTCCAACTGTACCAAAAGGCATAACATTAAAAGCTAATGAGTTTCTTTTGTGCTCACTTTTATTTTTATTGACAATGTGCCACATCTTACTTGGAAACAACAAAATTAAACCGTTTACAGGCTGTACTGTGTAAGAATTACCATTCAAGACGTTGTATTCTGTGCATGGCACTTTAATTTGTTCATCACGAAAATCTTCAAATGTAATGCTTCCGCTATCTTCATTAACATTTAAGTACAACACACCACTTATAAAGCTGTTTTGATGTTGGTGGTATTGTGACTGTTCCATACTGTCTGTTTCTGTAAACCAAGACGTGGTAATTTTAAAATCAGCGTCGTATTTCATTATGTTGTTTGCATAATTATATATTTCAGCATTAATAATACTTTTAAGGTGTTTGTGCTGTTCTTCTTCTAATACATACAATGAAGAATCGCTAGGTCTTGTTTCTTTAGGTTTGTTTATTTCTGCTTTTAACGGTTCACGCATATTTTTTACAATAGCTTGTGTGTCTAAGTCTAAGTTATTACTGTATAACACATCGCCAAATATAACGTCAATCATTATTTATGTACCCAATCATTACGCTTTAAATAAATATTACCTGCAACTGTAATTCTTTCAACGTCTGAAAAAAATGGAGTTACTGAATGGTTTAACCAAGAAGGGAAAATGTAAATATCACCCTCGTCAGGTAAATGCGAAAAACCTGTTTTATTAAATAACAAGTTTTCGCCATAGTTAAAATCAATTGTTCCTGTACCGTTGTTATTGTGTTTTGCCTTTGTGCGTTCGTTTTCTTCTCTTAGTTCTTGTGGTATTTTTAAGTAAATGACAAATGACAAATCACCAGTATGATTATGTTGTGGGTTAAATTCTCGGCATTTTGTGTAATTTATCCAAAGCTCAGTTTTAGTAATTTCAAACGGTTTTTGTATTGCGTCTGCTGTTTCACTCCAATCTTTTTGAAATATGTCTTGGTAGACAGACAACAAAGGTAAAAACTCAGGCATAAACCACCCTTCAAAATCTTCAAAAGCGTATTCTTCTTTAATCATGCCTACTAATTTTTCGGTATGTAGTAAGCGTTCTTGTTTAGACTTTTTGCCTTCTATTAATAATTTGTTTTGGAACGATTTAGATATATGTGTTTTAACAACAAGCGCGCCAAAATAAGGAAACCAATGGTGTCCTTCTTGGACTACCATTTACCAATTGGGCATTTTTCGTTAGCTATAGCTGATTTAGCTCTGATAATACAGCCGCATTCACCGCATAGAAATGACTTGCGAGATTCGCAGTCGTTGCATATATTTCTTCTGTTATCTTTAGTCTCTTGGTTCGCTAAAATCAGACCTTTGATTGTGTACGTCTGTTTGTCTGTATCCTTAATCCAATCAAACAAGTTTTCCCCTTATTACAGTTATACAAAATTGTCATCCGCCCATTCTAAAGTTATGTTACCTGATTTATGTGTAGATGTGGAAGGATATGCCGGTGCGCTTGGGGAACCTATTTTTTGCATTCTATCACCATCAACTTCTTCCGTATGCTCTGCTATCCACTCATCGTATGCTGTTTTCCATGTATCGTAATCTGATTTTAATAAAACCGTTGCTACTACTTTGATAACTGTAGTGCCTTTTTCAGACTGGAGTACTTTCATTTCTGAGCTACTGTAGTCTATAACACCATCGTCATCTGCATCATTTTCAACAGATTTATAATGTAGCGTTGTTGCTGCAGGTGCGCCTCCTCCATGCGTTACAGTTGCACCACTTACTACTTCAACGTGGTGAACGCATGAGTATGCTGGACCGTCAATAGTTAATTGACATTCTAGCACATCTTCAGCACTATATTTATCTCCTCTAATTAACCTTGCTTTTAATGCCATAATATATTCCTATGAAATTTGACCTGTATTACCTGCTAATGCTGAACCACTAGCACCATTAGAACCTGCTGAACCATTATAGTTTCCTGTTGCTCCTGCTGAACCACCTGAGCCACCACCTGATGTACCATTAGATCCATTTTGCGCTAAGTTACCGCCGTTTCCACCACGACCACCATAACAAGAACAATAGCCACAACTTGTTGCGGCACGATAGGATTGTCCACCTGAACCACCTGATGTTGAACCACCACCTGAACCGTTTTGCCAACCTGAGCCGCCTGATCCACCATTTGCGCCGCCTCCACCTCCGCCGCCATTGTCTGTGTAAGAACGGTTGTTAGTAGTAAAGTTTCCACTACATTGTCCGCCACCGCCTCCTCCGCCACCATTTCCTGTGACTGAGTGCGTACCTGCTGAACCTCCTGCACCACCTGAACCACCTGTTCTTGTGCCTGCTGTATCAAATATTACTGATAAATAGTTATCACCAGTTTGTGAGTGTTCAAAGGCGGTACCACCTGCTGAACCATTACTTCCATTGTTAGAGCCTGATGCTGAACCATTTCCAGTTCCACCTGCCCCACCTGAACCACTATTTGCGTTTCCACCTGAACCACCACCTGACGTTGGATTTCCTGACGTGTTAGAGCCGGATGAACCCGCTGAACCGTTAGCACCAACTATCGAGCCATTATTAATAATGTTGATTGTTGTGCCATTTGCCCAACCTGTATCTGTTTTCATAGCCGGTGTTGAATTACTACTTGAGCTAACTGTTACACCACTATTAATAGTTAAAATAACTGGTGTGCTTGTATCACCACCCGCTGCTACTGCCGCTGACTTAATGTTGTAGTTACTTGTGTTTGAAGAAATTGTTAATACAGTTGCCGCAACTGAACCGTAAAACGAGTTCATCGTAATTTGACCTGAAGTAGCTATACCAGGGTTTGCACCTGCTGGTACTAAATCACCACCACCATAATACTCACTCATAGCATGTGGTGCCGAACCACCAAACTCAGCTACTATGTCACCATTTAGTGCTAAATTTGCTCCTGATGATTTAACTGCCATTATTTCTTCTCCAGTTTTTCTACTTTCGCAGTAAGCTCCTT